AAAATGCTAAACCATATAGACAAATGAATAGTCTTGGAACTATTCGCCATCTGTCTACTTGTTCACTTGTTACTGTTTTCATTTATTAGTCCTTACATCTGTGCTTTTTGTTCTTGTGCTTTCCTATTTTCATCTTTTATATGTTCAATGAGCATATCAAGATATATTTCCCTTTCCCACGGAATCATATTTTCTAACTCACTCAACGAATACTTATGATGTTGAATTAATGCAAAATTTGTGTTAAAATAATTCTCCAGGCTTTCGTGTGAAAGGGCTACTGAAAAAAATCATTCAATCCTTGTAATGTTATCTCACTTTCCTTTTTTGTTTTAGGATTCTTCACTTTGATAGTATGTCTTAACTTGGGCATAGTATCAAAAAACTGTTGAACTTTCCTAAAATGTTTTGTTTGCAATTGCTCTATAAAATCAGCCAATTCTTTTTTAGTTTGGTCTTTAGCTTCATAAACTTTCTCACCATCATCTTCATATATTTGTAATATACAAGTGCTTATTACATCCAACATATTTGAAGCAGTAATGGCTGTTATACCACTTGCCTTAAATGAATCAATGTTAGGATATGTCATAATCAAACCCATTTTATTATCTAATTCAATTTTATTATTGTGTCCTTCATCAACTTGAACTTTAACATCTTGCAAATTAACTTCAACTTCACCATAGGTTTTATTATCATCTGGACATAATAATCTTAATTTAGAAACTTCACCTACGGATTTAGCTCTAATATTTAAAAATATATACTCAACATCAAACATAGGCATACGACCTAAATCTAATTTTTCAAAAGTACACGATTCAACAATTTGCTTAACAGCTTCAAGAATGTCCTCACTCTTGCCACCTTCCATAGCAACTAATAGTATTTTTTCTTCTTTTACCAAAAACGGTCTGAACTGTATCTTTTCATCCGTTGATGGGACTTCCAACTCATAAGTCGGAGTAGTCAGTTTTGGTAATGCCATAATTTATTCTCCTTATTATATAAAAATTATGTAAATGGTTTAAAAACTGTCCATAAAGGTCCAGATATCTTTCCACCAAATAGTTTCCCTGATGGGACTTGTGTTGCTGCTTGATTCGCAACATCTCTTAATATTCCTCCAAACACTCCTGTTGGTTTACCACCAAGAACAGGATGATGAGTTTGTTCACCTGCACCAAACTCTATGTCTGGAACTCGCTTATCAACTATAAGATTATGCCAAGTTCTGTATTGGAACTCAACATTAATTTTAGTAATTGTGTTTGAAGAAACATAACTGTAAGGTACTGCTGCAATTGTTTCAGGATAAACTTCAAGTGCCTCAATAGCATATGTTGGTCTATCTCTTCCACCTGCTTCCTGCACTCCTCCAAGTTGTAAAATCTGCAATTTAGCACCTTTAGTATAATCATCATAATAATTTGCTTTATGTGTTGAAATATTAACTGCCATCTTCTGCCACATTTCAAGAAAATGTCTTTCCCTTAAATACTTATCACCATAAAAACTTGCTGCAATAGTTCCCTTATAATTATGACCTGTAACCATCTCTCTATCTGGTCCAAATACTGTATGGGATTCTGTTTCCAAATCGTGACCAGGCATACTAATACTATCACAATGAATTTCCATTTGTTGTCCCATTGCCTGCCTTAAATGAAGCATTGCTGGAGCATCAGGTGGTGGAGTATATCCTATTAATTCATCACTATCTCCTTCAGCGTCATACTGTGCTTCCATTAAATCTGTTAGGTCCGTTGGTAAAAATATTCTTATAGCAAATCGTGCCTGTCGTGCATAACCCTCTGCTCGTCCCATTGTTGCACGAAAACGACCAATGGTATTTTCTGTATTTGCTTTTCTATAATCAGCAGGATAATCAATATGTTGTAAAGACTTGTCCCTAGTAATACCAGCTCTTATATCAAATGGTCCTATTTTTACACCTTGTCTAAAAATTGCCATTATGCTCTCCTCCAAACTGATTGTTCGGTTGCACCCACGAATCTTGCGATTGGTAGAAATATTGCAATTGGCATTTCATCTGCTGTGATGTTTAAAAATGATGTTCTCACATGGTTCCATAAATAATGTTTTGTTGTCTTTTTCATATAGGGGTTGTTCCGTAATGCATTGTAATTAAATTTATATCTTGTTTTTGTATCATATCTTTTGTCGGATGCAAATTCAGACAATCGCCTTAAAAATGCAACCCTTGTTCCGTATGGCAAATAGTGAAAGTTACAACCATAGAACCCACCCTTTGCAGGTTCAATGGGAAATATCAATGGAAACCTATCATAGTATGGTAATGTTGCTTTATGTTTAGCGTCATACCCAAACAAATTCATCACTCCATACTTTGGTCGCATTGTTGCTTTACCTTGATTAATCAATCCTCTGGCACCAGGTGTTGTCATTTTACGCACCTGTCTCCTGTACCAGTCATATGCTTTTGGTCCTGTTGTACTATCAAGTATTTTATCGAATACTGTTGCCATAATACTATTTATATTACTTTATTGAATAGATTGCCACCTTGTTTGACTTTCCTTTCACTTGAACATCATCTAGCTTTCTAAATTTAAACTTATCTTTTACTGTTTTATATGTATCTTCACCAATGACTATTGTTGTATCATAGTTTTTACTGATACCTTCTAAACGACTAGACCATAAAAAAGGGACACTAAAAAGTGCCCCTATCTTATTATAAAGTATTTTAAACTGGTTACTTTAGACTATTTTTTCCAAAGTGCCCAAAGAATTCCTAGTGTAATAAGTCCAATGAGTCCTTGAGACCCAAGTTCTCCCACAATCGAACTAATGTTTCCAATTACGCCCAATGATAAGAAAGGGACTGCTGAACCGAAAACAACTTCCAGTACAATTGATAATGTAATTAGGGAAATAGCAATTCCTTGCACATTACCTATTACATCTGATATTGACTTCCACATATTCATACTCCTTTGTTGTTATTTAATTTGATATCTCAAATCTTCACATAATCAATTTAACAATTATATTTATATAAAAAGGGGGTTGAAAATGATATCCAACCCCCATATAAAGAAACAGATGGAGAGATTATTCGTCCTCTTCCGCTAATTTACTGAAATAATCAAGTGTTTCATCACTATCCTTATCAGCATTAACTGTAGAGGATGTATCTACTGTTTCCTTTACAACTGGACTATTGTGAGTTGTTGCAGGTGGGATTGCAACATCTTCAGCAGTTCCAGTACTCCTAACACCAGTCAAAACTTTATCAAGTTTTGCTTTAAGCTCATCATATGATTTAAAGTTATCAGGTGCAAGGAAAGGTTTTAATGGATATTGTTTGTTCCATAATTCTTCTATTGCTTCATCATTAGATTTAACAGGTGTCTTACTATCAAATTCTGACTTATCATAGTTCCAAAATCCATCCACTTTTCTAATTTTTAGTTTGAAATTTGCCCCCTCCCAAAAATCAAATGGGTTGATAGGTTTCTCATCTTCAAATTCAGGTTTCATCGCTTCTGTAATCTTGTCAAATATCTTCTTACCAAATTTGAATAGTTTTACTTGACCTTCTTTTTCAGGATGTTTTGAATCATTGATAATCAGAATATTAGCAATATAAGAGAGTTTTCTTTTTCTCTTTCTTGCAATTTCTTTATCTGCTTCAACACCAGAGTTCCAAAGTAAAGTATTTGCTTCACTAACTGGATCTTTCTTGTTAAGTGTTGTTAAACTGTTTTCAATAAACCAACCGCCAGGTCCTTGAAAAGCATGGGACCATAATCGTGCCCAAGGCAAATCTTCATCTTTAACTGCTGGTAAAAATCGAAAAACCGCATACCCATTACCAGATTTATCTAACTCTGGTTTCCAGAATCTATCATCGGTAAAGGATTGTTTTTCTCTTGGTGGTGCTACTTTTGAGAGTTCTTGAACAAGAACATCTAGGTTTGATTTTGAGCGTTTTAACGCTGCTATACTCGTATTCATATTTTTATATCTCCGTATGTTTGTATGTTTGTATTCGTATATTTCTTATCCACAATGTGCATAATATATAAAAGTATTTATAAGTAATGCAGAATAGGTGGGACTATGATTTACCCACAAGCTAGAGACCTAGATACCATTATCTATAACCCCAGCAACCTACCTCTACCTGTCGGTAATGTGACTCTTTGTGTTTTCCACAACTAGCCTCGGCACAACCCGTAGATAGTCAAGTTCGACCCTCTGGTAAAAGCCTCTTCCTTGCACTATAAACAAAAAGTTATAAGTTTTTTGTTGCATTGTATCTATTATAACAAAAAATGGTGTCAAAGTCAAGCATTATTCCTGATTAAATTTAAAAGATAATTGTTCGGTAAAATTATCTTCCGATTCATCAAGTTCTCCTGTTGGATTATCTCCAGACATTTTTACTCTATTATCATAGCTTTGCCAGTCATCAAAATGTACTGTCAAACCTTCTGATTTCGGATAACCTGAATCAGAATCTTTACATCGCTGACAGTTGTCCAATTGGACTCTTAATTCCTTATTATCCGATTCTAAATGTTGATTTTCTTTTAATAAATCATCTATCCGTTTATCTCTCACTTCTAATAGATGTGTTTGTTCTCTTATCTCTAAATTTTTATCCATTACAGTATGTTCTGCTGTAAATCTTCCTGCTTCATCACTCATACTACATCTCCTTTAGTTTCTTCTTTAATACCATCTTTAATTTAGTAGTATTGTAAGTTAAAAATGGTTTGTACCGAATTATTCTATCATAGAGTTTCGGCCACAAGACTTTTTCTTGTATCTTTTCGTTTAAATGTTTTGAAAAGTGTAGAATGTCATCCAATATCATAAATGTTTCCAGATTGATTTTCTTTGATAGAAAATATTTGAGTATTGGTGGGTGTTGTCCCTTTACCGAAGTAAATATATCATCAAAATGTAATTTCTTTGTTGTCATTTGTTCTATAATATAATCTATATCTTCTGCATAATAATATGCTAAAGATTCTATTTTCTTTTGCCACCCCTTGTAAGTATCATCACCAGTTCGACCAATGATGTCACCAATCCATATATTAGTACTAGTAACAAAATTGCTAACGAAATAGTCAACAAGGCTGTTATGGTTATAAGATTTAGAAAGCTTATGAAAGAAATACCTATCCCTTCTTTTAGTAAATGTTTCCAATCTTGCAGTTGTTCTCCCACCGTATTTATGAAAGTCATAAGTCTTTCCTTTACTAGTGAAGTGGAGTTTAACTGCCAAATAGATTTTATATACTTCAAAACCATTCACTTCTAACCTTCAATAACACCCATTATCCATAGGGTGCCAAAAATAATGTATACTACTGTTACTGGATCCATAATCTTTTCCTTTCTTAAATTGGTAACTTTGCTGTTTTGTCTTTCAACATATTTAATGATTGTGCCTCGTAAGCAATCTTTTCTTTTAAATGTTTATTGATAAGGGGTTTAACACTACTTGGATCTATTTTATTTTCTTCACAATATAATACAACCGCTTCCATATAACTCATTTTTTTATCTTTCACATAATCTTCTATCAATAATGCAAACTTACTTGGTGTTATTATCATTACTACTATTATACACGGTTTTGACTCTTTTGTCAAGATAATCCTCATAAACATTTTCACATTTAGTATAACCTGCAAAATGTCCCAACCAATAAGCACAATATCCGATTGCCCCTATTGCTAATAATACAAAAAAATATTCAATCATAATAACTCTCCTTTGTTTTGGGAAGCGGGCGGAGATATAGGTCCGCCCTTCCTACACTTAACTTCCCTGGTATAGTCTATCGGACTTGAACCGATACAT